TTTTCATAGAAAAAACTCATATCAAATCATAAAATGTAGGACGATGGTTTTAAAGTAGTTAAAGATAGATCACGTTAGAAGGGTGTCAGACTTAGATAGGATGACGCTAGAATGACAGATTTAGAATTAGTAGTACATATGTCATATATGGACAATACTTATAGAAACGTTGAAGAACTTTTTAGAAGTTGTGTTGAGTATAAACGTATTTATAGACTACCATATTTAAATATGGTGTCTTTTAAACCAGTAACAGACGTGTTGAAAACTGACATAAACGGTTATGTTTATCAAGTTCCATATTAAGTAAAAATGAGTCATAATAAATCGAGATAGATATCTGATAACACAGTTATTGTTGATATGCCATCTCCACATTGTAGTATGTTCTTATTGGTTGCATATCAAATTATGAATGATCAATAAGAGACTCATCCTAGTGTATTGTTATAAAAAATGTGGAATACTTATAGTAGTGAAGACAGACGCGGTATAAATTTTCAGTATATGTAAAAATATTTCTAACCGAATTTTTTTAGAAGTGAAAAAGACTTCAAAGATAATATGTTGTCTCAACCTGTCCATTTTTATAAGAAAACATAAAATGGTGACACATATGAAGTCAGATTTGTAGTCTATGTGACGATGTAGAATAAAGACAATGTGAGTGGTCATGCTGTTATGGTTATTACCAAATAGAATAAATAACAAAATACAGATTAGAACATTATGATACACAAACATCAAGTCAGTGAACAACCTTGTATTAACATTCAATAGAATATTTCAAAAAATGTTGAAAAAGAAAAAACTGATGAATAATTGTCAGAAATTTCTAATGTAAAAATTGATTTGTAAGAGAATTAGAAAACTTTGATTATCAAAGAGAAACAGTAAAAAGAAGAGAAGAAAAAGAAGAACACTAAAAAAGACCTCACAAAAAAACAATAAGAAGTGATTTCGACTGAAAAATAATAATCAAATGAAGTATAAGAAATATTGAGTACAGATATAATTAAAAACACTATACAAGTGAAGAACGATGAATGTGTTCAAAGAAAAATATTGTAAGATCACGATTATATGTAATAATTAATTTATAAAATTTGTGTTGATTATAGTATTAATTAGTGTATAAATTGTAAGAAAAATAATGATTAGTCTTAATCAGTTATAGAAGACGGAAAAATCATTGTGAAGAGTGATGTTATTAGAAATAACTCGTAATTCAAGCAGATATTATAACAAGATTGTTCGAGTTGGAATAGTGTAGAAAAAATGGTCAATCTTGTTGATTAATGGATTGAAATCTATGATGGTCATGTATAATAAAATTATTACGATGAATCATTTGAGGTTATTCAACATATTATATCATAAATAGAATTATTGTATAAATCACATGAAATACAAAAATAATAAGTCCAATCAATGTAGTAAAAATAATATAATGATTTATGTTTATAGATGGGTCATATCAAAGAAGAATATGAATCAAAAATCAAATAAATGATCGATGATTAAGAGAGAGCGTCCAAATAATAAATAATTAATCATAAAGATAGTATTGTATAAAAGCATGAATAGTTGATCGATAGAAATAATAAAAATGAAAAAACTATTGAACAATTGTTATTAAAGAACAGTCAATTGTAGGGGAAAAATACCAAATATGTAGATCTTTTGTAGAAATAACAATTATAAATTAATGAGTAGAAGCGTCTAGAAGAAAAATATGATGTTACAAACAAAAATTTAGAAAAACAACTCTTCAATTTATAATAGCAATTAGATCAATAATTATAAACTAAGAAAGATCAATCTGTAAAACAAGTTCAACCTCAATAAAAAAATGGTATTATGAATGCTCCAAAAAAATCTAGTAAAAAAATCTCCTTTAATATTCATGATGTTGAAGATGTATAAGATAGTACACGATAGAACAACAATAAGAATACAATTGATGTTTTATTCAAAAATATAATTATAAAAGGAGATGATGAGAAAGAACAATTACGATATAATTTGAATGTACAAATGAAAAAAGATATCGATAGATCAAATAAGTAATAAAAACAATCGAATTAAAGATTGAAGAAAGGACTCAAATCATAAAATTAAAAACACATACAAGATATATGTGATGATGCGAATTCTGCGAATGATGACGATACTGTATATCCAGATGAATTGTAGATCAGAACGAAATAAGATCAACTAAGAAGAAGTGATATTGGAATCGCTATACAATATTTGTTAGAGAATGATTTTATTAAGTGTTAGAACACGAATAATGATCAAATTCTGATAAAAATATATTTAGCACTATTAAGTTGTTAATAAATAGTGTATATAAATAATTGGGACGAAAAACACACTAGTGAAGGTGAACGTACAAAGAGAGGTCCATTATTCAGTCCATAGAATGCTGTCGATATGTATAATAATATGATCAATATGTTCAGAAGAGCTTATCGAAAATAAGAATATCTTATAATTGATCCCAGACATTACACGAAAATAGTTTCATGGTTCCCTACTGCTTTTAATTAAGATGTTGTAGAGTAATAAGTGACGGTAGAATCTTCAAAGTATATTATTGATTTCACAAAATAATTTTATTAGAATTAAAAAGATAAGAGAATTATGAAATAAAACATAAGATAATAGAATGAATAAGAAAGATGTATTTATGAAGACATAGTCAAATAATAAAAAGATATGATTGTTAGAAGTTCAAATGGATCTAATTTCATACAATAATTACATCATAATTATTAGAAGTAAAAGAAATCATATATAGTTGTGAAATAAACTAGTAGTAGTGTAATAAGTGATCAACAAAGAAATCAACTAAATTACAAAAACAACAAAACATAATATCCAAGACACAAAGAAGAACACATAAATAGAAGACTGGTGAGTCTTATGTAATCGTATAATCCTGATTATTATAAATCAGAATTTAGTGTGTTGGAGAGATATGACACCGCAGAAAAAAGTGGTCCTTTGTTAAAAGCAATACAACCACAACAAAATAATTATTTTGGTAGAATAGGTGTAGAATTTCCTTAAAACATTCCCTAAAAAGCACTTGAATTATTACATTAATGGGGTCAGGGAGTTGAGGGTGTTATTATTAAAAATGGTACTGTTGGAAAAATACAATAGAGCTGCCATCACCCAGTTTATAGGAGCATAACAAATTGTTTCATATCACGATTGTATTCTACAATGTTTGGACATATGTAGAGTATCATCAAAAATGACGAGAAAGTCATTTTAGTTGATATTGGTGCAAAATATAAATAAATGTACTCATAAGTGATGAGATGTACAAATAAAGAAATACTGAAATAAGGTTCACTTTTTTATATAGGTGTGAGACCGAATATATCAGACGCAGATAGAGAATATAATGGAGATTGTAATTTGTACGTATAATTAAATAATCTCAATTAAGATTTGTTCAATGAATAAATGGACAGTTTTCTTTATTCTGATTATACATATGTTGAAAATCAAGAAGTATTTGATGGTGCATTTTGTAGATTATTTATTGGAGATATATAATAGTTCACTCTAATGTATCTTCAATATTAATAATATATATATATAAAAACAATGAATTATATGTTCTTGTAGAAAAATATGACTGAACAAGAAATATAAGAATTGTAAAAATCACATCTCCGTAAAGACACACTCTAGAGTCTGAGTGGTGTTTATAGAATTCTGGGAATTGCAATAGATGTCGCGTATTATATTCCTGATATTGTATTTCCATTCGTTATTTTTTCATATTTCATGTAATATCAACCAATTGTTGGACGACACAGATACGCTTTTGGTGAAGGTGAATATACAATAGAACTACGAGAAGATCCGAATAATAATGAAAGATGTACATATAATATCAGTGTATAAACACAAGGACAATCTGATATGAAGAATGTGAGATGTTCAAATTATGATCATGTTATAGTTGTAGCATCAGGTAATATTATAGAATAGAGATGTCTATATGGTGTGACACATCTATTATAAATTAGTCAGGCTGGATAATGTATATGTTATAGTATCAATGTTCCCATTGAATTATTTTATAGTAAAGAAGATATTTCTTCTATGAAATAAATAGCTTATAGTACTGTAAATTTATTTTGTGGACGGAACATACAAAAACATTAGTTGAACAGACAGGTATTAAGTAGATATAATATTAACAGAAGATGTGATATAACATTACTCAATCTCAGTACTGTCATTTTTTCAATGTAGAATGGTCAGTAAGATAGTACATCATTCTGGCATTAATGGAATCTGAGCGAACATGGAAATAGTATAATTATAAATGCAAATTATTATGGATAAATGTTTTTTGAAAAAGGACAATTATATAATAGTGAAATATAATTATAATGTATTAGTTAATTATGTAGTGATATTGAAGAAGTGTATATAGCACAAGAACAAGGATTTATTAGTGATATTAAAAGATGGGCAAACAGAACTTTCGGTTTAGAAATTTTTGATTGTCATGATTTTGAGGCTCGTAATCCACTTATTGTATACGATTAAAAAATTGATATGTTTAATAGTATAGATATATATGCTCCTTTATTATTCTTTTTTTAAAATATACGAAAATATGTAGGTAGTGATGGATTTTATAATAATGGAGAAGTTTTATATGATGAACATGATTAGGACAGATATGAATAGATGATTGTTCATGGTGAACCTAATTTTTCATAGAACAAAGTTCTATAATTATATCAAGCTGAACGTTTTTAGAAACATTAAGATATGTTGAAAAAATAAGATTTCAGTTTATTATGTAGTGGAATATGTACAGGTGTATAAGATGAATAAGAAATAGAGATTGATTATTCTTTAACATTAGAAAACTAGTACGAGAAAGAATAGTTCAAATATGTAAATCATAAATTGAATGACGATTTCATAGAAGAAATGCGTCGTAATAGAGCACTTTTCAGTGTAGTACTGACACGCAGTAAATAAGAATTGGATTATTCAAGATCACTATCATTAACATATATGAAAAAACCGATGATTAGTGGTTTTCCAATAAAAGATACTGTAACATTTGAATTCCACAGTAAAGATCTATAAAATGCAATATTTGCACTTAAAAATAGATTATTAGTTGCGTAATGTTCACCAGATCCCATGTTTTTTTAGAAATAACAAAAAATTATATACAATGGTCAATAAAGGTGTTCATTTTATGATTATGTTAAAAAGCGCATTGGAATATTATGTAGAATGATCAAACCAATCTGGGACAATTCATATATGAGTGTTCAATAATGGATCGATGATCACAAAATATGGTCACCAAATAAGAAAAAATAATATATGAATGCGATACAATATTTGAAAGACAGATTAGTTTAATGTGATCATTATTCTGATAGAAAAAAAAATAATTATGTACGGAAAATTACTAAAAGAGTTTTTCAGGCGAATGTAAAAGCTGGTGAATAGTATATAGAATGGTTGAATGATGTAGAAATAGATGCTGATAACACAATCAAGGGTACTAGTAAAAGAGCGAGAGATGTTTTTAATATACCATCTAATATGAAAATGCTCGCGTATTTGTCCCATTAGATAATTCCATCTATTAAAAAATTCATCCCATAATTCTTTCATGGTATGAACAGTGATTTGTTTTCAAAGAGATTGATTGAACTGAGTAGTAATATAGATGATCCGATTCCAATAAGTGTTGATGGAAAAGCATTCGAGAGTACACAACATGCAGAAATCAAAAA